CTTTGTAGGGCCTGTACGACTGCGTTAGGGTCTGCGCCTTGCACAGTCACATTTATAGTGCTACCTGTAGAGCCGCCCATGCCACGATTATTACTAGACAGAGCTGGCGCTTGAGTCATGCCAGCGCCCGAATCATGTATGCCCGGTGCGGCACCCGGCTCGCCGCCCATACGCCCAAAACTGACGCCACCAATCTCTTTAATGTCCACACCCGGTATCAGATTCATCGCTTTAATAATAAGGTTGACGGCTTTAATCCAACCGTTGACCATAAATTCAACATAGGTCAAAACGCCGTTTACTACTGATCTGACAACACTGCGAAAGCCTTCAAACTTTTTGTATGCCATAACAACAGCGACGCCCAAAGCTATGACAGCGGCGGTGATCGCTACGGCAGGGTTTAACATCATGGCTGCATTGACAGCAAGGATAGAGACAGCAAGTAAACCCATAGCGCCAATGACTACGGCCAGCAGCTGCGGGTTCTTTTCAGCCCAAGCGCTAAATTTCTGTACAACAGGCAACAGTTTTTCAAAGACAGGCAAAAACGCCATGCCGATAGATTCTTTAGTTTCGTTAAAAGCAATGCCTAGTTTTTTCATTCCGCCAGCTGCAGTGTTAGCGGCTGCAACGCCAGCGCCACCAAAGTTTTCGGTCAAGACTGCTTGCACTTCGGCAAGAGTGGCGCCGTCTTTAATCATCAGCTTTAGTTCGGGCGACAGGGCCTGTAAGCCTCGCATGTTGCCCGCATAGCCTTTAGCCAAAGCGTCAGAGACAGTCGCTAAGTCTTTACCTGTACCAGCAGAAACATCTATGGCAAGGTTTAAAAGGTCCTGTGCGACAGTGACGTCTTTAGTGGCAACTACGAGCGCCTGTAACGCTGGTCGAGCCTCATCGTCTGCAATAGCGACAGACTGCCCAAGGCTAGAAATATATTCTTCTACGCCTTTAATCTGTTTATCGGTTGCTTTAGTTGACGCTTTAATCTGTCGTGCTAGCGACGCTTGTGCAGCTTGATCTTCAATGGCGGCCTGAACAGCAGAACCGATAACAGCAGTGACGCCAGCTAAAGCGGCAGTGGCAGGCACAGCGGCTTTCTTGATTAGGAACTGTGCTTTCTGCCCGGCTGTCTCCAGTTTCTTGAACTCTTTAATGGCTTGCTTTATACCCGTGTCTTTAAACTCGGTAATCAGGGGAATCGTTATGCCAGCCATGTCAGAACCTTAGTTTCTTATTGGTTTTCTCGTTGACATAATCAACCAGTTCAGCAAGATTCTTTGTTACTTCGTCCTCTTTACTTTCGGCAGCAGGCCACATAGTACGAGACGCTCGAGCGAAAAGGTCTAGCTGTCGTGACAGCACATTAGGGTTTTTTCGTCCAGCAATATCAAAAACGGCAGGCGCTATTTCTCGCTGTGTGACAGTTAAAAATGCTGTCTTGCTAGGGCGTACTTGCACCTTGACGCCTTTGATCGCTTTCTGCTGAGACCAGCCCGGCACGACACGACCTTTCTTTTTGCCCCAAGGTCGCACCATTCCAGATAGCGGAGCGTTCTTCCCGTTACGACTCGACGCTTGAGTCAGTCGGGCCTGAGCGTCCTTGACGATCGGGTCTACAGCAAATTTGGCTTTAGACCGAAACTCTTTAAAGATTTCAGGCTCAGTTTTTTTAAGCAGCTGTACGGTATCTCGAATACCGATAACTTCGGCTTTGTATTGGACGCCCGCCATTACTGCTGCTTTCTCTGGTCATTCATTATCTTAAAGACTGTAGCAAGGTCGTTATGTTCAAAAGGGATGTTTGGTGGCCAATACCCTGTTTCTATCAGCAGGCAGGCTAAGGCGTAGCTGTAGTGGCCTCTACGAAAGGGGTATCAGGGTCGCTGTCTACAACCTCAAGCACGATCAGCTTTTTGATGAAATCATCTAGGACGACAGGGACGACAATACCGTTTTGCTGTAAAGCTTGATGAGCCATAAAAGCTAAATCTTCCATGCCGATACCGTCAGCGATCTTGCTGGCTTTAGTTTTAAAGCGGCGTTCCCAAGCCACAATCGTAAACAGGTTTGTAGATACTTCTACGGGGCCGTCGCCCTGATCGACTCTAAGGGTTAGTTGCATGTCGGGTTCCTTTGTTTAGGGTTAGGTTTATGAAACTGCTGTAGTAAGTGTGCCACCTTGAAAACTTAGCGTTATTGAGCTTAATTCTCCAAGGGTGGCGTTAATCAAAGGCAACGATTCCAGATAGGTGTTAGTCAGAGTGAACTTAGGGGCCGTAGCAGTAGGGGTGGCTAGACCTGCTGCAGTAGGCGAGATAGTGATCGTTGTCTGTGTCCCGACAAGGGCCGCCAAAGTTGCATACGTTTCGGAGGCTGCGTAGCTCATAAACAGTTCACATTCAAAGGTATTCATGGTCATGCCTGTCACGAAGAAAGAGTCAAGCGAACCGAAGGCAGATGAGTTTTGGGCCTGTGCTACTGACGTAATGGTGGCGCTCGTACATTGGTCGCTCAAGTTGACAGCGTTAATGGTTAATGCAGGGTTGCTGAGGTAAGTACTGGTTGCCATGGCTTAGTCCTTTGGTTCGTCGCTAGTAGTTTTAGCAGATTCCTTGGTTCCTGTGTCCTCTACAAAACCGTAGTCAAGTAGGGCCTGAAGGTTGGTGTATTCAGGTGGCGTAAACTCTTCGCCCGGTACGCCAACTCTTGGTGAAACAATTTTGTAGGTCATGGTGCCGCCTGTGCTTGTAGTGATATGTCTAGATCGTAGCAGGGGAAGTCCTGCCCGCCGATAGATATAAAGCCGGGGCGTCCAGCTGTGACAGCAACCTTTTTGGCAAGCATTTGAGCGGTGATACTAAGTATGTTTCGCATAGCGTCAAGGTTGCCCGGTCCGAGCGAAATCACTTTGACAGCAAAGTTCATTTTAACTATGGCTGATGACCAACTGTCAAAAGTAGGGGCGTCAAGAAATACGCAAGGCGGATTTATTTTTTGTGGGTCTGTCGTAACTCGAAGGTTAGTGATCGTCGCCAAGGTCGTAATGAGGTCGTCTATGGCCTCGTTAAATAGATCGGTGTAGACAGTCATGCGACAGCTGGCCTAGGGATTCCTGCAAGCTGTTTAATGATCGGGCTGAGTCCTGTAGTTGGCACATTGCCCATGCCGTCAAAGCTTGCGAACTGATCTACTGAACCTCGCTGGCGATACAGGGCGCCTGCATACATTGTAACTGCAAGTGTGACTTGCGTACCGGGCGAAGTAGTCAAGCTGTCTGTATACCCTGCCTCTTGCCTGCGAAGATAAATAAAATTGTTTGCAGCGTTAGCGCATTGAGTATGAAAAGCAGTTTCGTCAGCGCCTGCAAGGTCTATGCCTAGCCAAGTTGCTACTGCAGGACCGTTAATCCAAGTACAAGTCTGCGTATGGGTAAGTGTCCCCTGTGGTATGACTGCGTAACGAGTCGTATCTGTGCCAGCGACATAGTAAAGAACCTGATTGGGTATTGGTTCGTTTATGTCGTACAGCAGGTCGCCGTCGCTGTCTACGCCAATAAATCTGTATTGGGGCATAGCGTAAACGGTTTTTGTGCCGTTAAAAGTTGCCGAAACGCTAGCGACGGTAATGCTTTCGCCCGGCTCAATTTCAGGGTTAGTCAGGGTTTGCACTACCGCATAGTTGTCTAGCAGTTCTGCAAAGATGATTTGGTAAACAGCCATGGGCGGCTAACCGCCTTTCGACTATGCCTGAGTGATCTTTTGAATCATTGAACCGTTAGCCTTGAAGGTACAGAAATATCCGTGTGTGGATACTGCACGAGTCAAAGTTGTCGGCTGGTCGAGCGACATAATGCCCTTCCAATCTTCGTAGATTTCAAAGCCAATGTCTTTCATAATGACCATGGTTTTAGCGGCGAAGTTGTTGTCAACGACAAGCTTCAGTCCAAGTGGGCCGTTGTCATTACGGTTGTCGCTACTGCTCAAAGACGTTGCGTTGCCTACGCCCATTGAGTTCATTCCAGATAGGCCGCCGTTCAGGTTGGCAAATAATGTTCTGCCCGTTGTGTCGGCGAGCTGCATGATTAACGCATATGTGGCTGGGTCGACGAACATGTGGGTAGGCAACATGTTGGTAGCGGCCAAGGTGACAACTGCTGAGTCGTAAATCGACTTATAAAGGTCAGCGACCGTAAGGTCCCACACGCCAGCGGAAGTAGCAGCGGCAAGCAAGTTGTCTGCGGCCTCGTTGTCGGTACCAACCATGTAGCCGCCAATAAGATCGTTAATCGTAATTGACAACGCTGCAGGATCAGTAAAGTCAAGCGTCTGATACGAGATGTTCGCTGAGTTTGCAAACGTCTTTTTAGTGACCGTGTTGTTAGCAATTACGCCAGTTTGCGTAGCGACAGCTGAACCTTCAGTCTGTGAAGTGGCTGTTGCTTGGTGGGTAGTCCAAGTAGGGCGGTTGAAAGTGCTGGAAGGGGTCTGAGGCATGGCCCTTGCGCCAAGAGCTGAAACGACCGGGCGCATGTAGTTGATGTCCGCAAAAACTGGACCCATGGTGACCTGAGTTAAGAGGCCCGGCACCGAGGTCAGGAACTCATCGCCAGCGGCAGCGGTAACCATTGGGTCACGGTGGAAATCGGTGTAGTCCTTAAAGACTTTTTGCGCGTTAACCCAAGCGTCGCCGCCCTTATGGAAAGCAG